TACGGATTCCCTCGCGGTAGCGACCGCGATGATCCCTAAGTAGGAGAACAAGAGCATGAAAGGAATGAGTCAGCACGGCGATCCGAGCCGCATCGACCTTCAGTGGTTCGGTGAGGGCGAGGGCAATCCCGGGCAGGCGAGCGGAGAGGGAGCGGAAGGCGCCGGAACCTTCGTGACCAATCTAGCCGAGAAAGCCACCGGAAGCGGTGCCGATCCTGCGTTGCAGGAAGGCGCCCAGGGCGACCAGTCCACGGGAGACCAGGAAACCGATAAGGGGACCAAGGGTCAACTCGTAGGATGGGCGGCCGGGCTCACCGGCAAGCTCAAGAGCGACGAGAAAATCGTATCGATGCTGTCCAAGTTCAAGTCTATGGACGACATCGTGACGGCCTACTCCGAGCTCGAGGGCAAGCAGGGAAGCATGGTCACCATCCCCACCGACAAGAGCTCGCCCGAGGAGTGGGCCGAATACTGGAAGAAGCTCGGCGTCCCCTCCAAACCGGACGAATACAAATTCGAGCCGGATCCCAAGCTGAAGAACTTCGCCGAACCCGAAGAGAAAGAATTCCGGCAGTTCCTCCATGATCATCACGTCCCGCAGGCCGATGCCGCCGACTGGCTGAAACTACTCCAGCAAGGCGAGGCCAAGGCCCTCGAGGAGTTCCAGAAGCGTGAAACGCTGACGACCCAGGCCACAGAAGCATCCCTCAAGGAAACGTGGGGGAAGGACTACGAGGCCAACGTCGCGCTCATGATTCGGGGAATCTCCGCGTACGCTCCGGAGGGCTTCATCGAAGCCGCCAAGCGGACGGGATTCGGGAACACCCCGGAATGCGCCCTTCTCTTCGCCAGCCTCGGGAAACTCGTCCGCGAAGATAGCGCGAGCCGAGCGAACGGGGCCCATCAGGGTCCAGCGAAGTCAGCCGCAGATATTCTATATCCTGAGAGGGATAGAACGACGCGGTAAGGATTTTCTATGGCCGCTATAAGTGGCGCGGTTACCTATCTCGATCTCGCGTCCCGTATGGACCCGGACTGCAAGATCGGGAAGATCATCGAACTCCTGAACCAGACCAACGAAGTGCTCACGGACATGGTCACCAAGGAGGGCAACCTCCCCACCGGCCACAAGTCCATCATAAGGACGGGCCTCCCCGCCGTCGCGTGGCGCCTCCTCAACTACGGCGTCGCGAAGTCCAAGTCGACCACCGCCCAGGTCACCGATTCGATCGGCATGCTCGAGGCGTACGCCGAGGTCGACAAGGACATGGCGAAGCTGAACGGAAACACGGCCGCCTTCCGCCTCTCCGAGGACCAGGCGTTCCTCGAGTCGATGAACCAGGCCATGGCCCTCACCCTCTTCTACGGCTCTACTCTCGTCTACCCCGAGCGCTTCAACGGCCTCACCATGCGGTACGCCGCGGGGCAGGCCGCCGGTTCGATCAACCCTCTCCTCTCGGCCTACAACGTGGTCAACGCCTACGCCTCGGCGTCCGGCGCGGACCAGTACTCCATGTGGCTGATCGTATGGGGCGAGAACACGGTTCACGGCATCCGCCCCAAGGGCGACGAGGCCGGCTTCCAGCACGACGATCTCGGCGAGGTAACCCTCCTCGACGCGGCGGGCGGGCAGTACCAGGGCCTCCGAACCCACTACAAGTGGGACCTCGGCCTCTGCGTGAAGGACTGGCGGTACGCGGTACGCATCGCGAACATCGACGCCTCCGCCATCACGTCCTCCGTGGTCGACATCCTCGCGGCCATGACCGACGCCTATTACAAGATCCCCTCCTTCGGGATGGGGAAGGCCGTCTTCTACGCGCCGCCCTTCGTCCTCTCGTGGCTGCACAAGCAGGCCGCGGCCAGGACGAACGTCATCCAGACCACCAAGGACCCCGCCGGCCGTCCCGTCGTCGAGTTCCTCGGCATCCCCGTCCGCAGGTGCGACCAGCTCGTTCAGGAGTCGGCCGTAACCTTCAGCTAAGGAGAGCAGTATGATACTCGACAAGACCCTCCAGCTCGGCTCCGGCGTCTCCTACGCCGCGGCCGGCACCAGCTACAACCCGGTCGCCAATATCATCGACCTCGCCGACAACGGCGGGCCGTCGACGCTCCAGGCGAAAGGCTTCCAGATCTACGACGACGTCGCGCCGTACTTCATCGTCCGCGTCGGGACCGCGTTCGTCGGCGGCACCAGCGTCACGTTCAACCTCATCTCGGCCACGGCCAAGTGGACCGATACTGCCGGCACGGGCGCGGCGGGCGTGACGATCCTCGCCTCCTCGGGCGCGATCGCCACCGCGAGCCTCACGATCAACACGGAGGTCTGGAAGATCAAGATCCCGCCCAAGATCCCCGGGCGCTACCTCGGCCTCCAGATCGTCACCGTCGGCACCTTCAGCGCCGGCACGTGGGACGCGAACATCGGTCCCGACGCCAACCTCGGGGCGTTCAGCTGAAATTAGGCGGGCCTCGCGAGGGGCCTGCCTTCAACGAAAGGAGAAGACATGGTAAACGCTCAGTGCAAGACGAACTGCTTCGACAACGCCATCGGGATGCTCTACGAGACCGGGAAGACCTACAACGTCGACGAGAAGAAGCCGTGGAACTGGCGGCACTTCATTTTCCCGGCCGACGTGGACCCGCCCGCCGAGGTGCTCGACATGCTCGGCCTCTCCAAGCAGGACGCCGAGGCCGCCCGCGGCCAGGGGCTGCCCGACAAGGCCACCCAGAGGAAGGCCGAGGCCGCCCGCGGCCAGGGGAAGTAATATATGGCCGCCCCAACGACGAACGTCGACATATGCAGGAAGGCCCTCCGCGAGTGCCACTCGACGGATAGCCTCCCCGCGACCATGTTCACCACGCCCGTCGGCAAGGCGGCCATCCTCTGCGCCGAGTTCTACGACGACGCCCGGAAAGAAGTCCTCAGGCTGGCGCCGTGGACGTGCATCATCAAGAGATCCGCCCTCGCGAAAGACGCTTGGGAGTCCGGCTGGCCTTATGCAGTCGGCGACCTCATCTACGCGGGGACGGGGATCTTCAAATGCACGACCGCGGGCATCAGCGGAGCGACCGCTCCGACTTGGCCGACGACCGGGACCATCACCGATGGAACCGCAGTATGGACGTGGCAGGGAGCTTTCATCGCCGCCCCGGGCGACAACTACACGAGCTTCGCCTACGTCTTCGCGATGCCCTCAGACTACATCAACATCGTGGACGTCATCGATGCCGCGGGGAACCCCGTCGACCACTACCAGGAGAAGGGCCTCATCTACACGGACGAGTCGGCCCCGATCCTCGTCTACGTGCCCAACTCGGAGACCGTGACCGACTGGGACTCTCTCCTCGCGGCGGCGATGGTCTACTACCTCGCCTCGAAGATCGCGTACCCCCTCCAAGGGAGCCACGACGACGAGCGAGCAGCCCTCCAGAAGTTCAACAGCCTCCTCGACGAGGCCGCCGGCAAGACCAAGCGCGAGAAGGCGCCCGGGCCCCCGGCCGCCGATCCGTGGTATGAAGGACTCTTCACGTGAGCCAGGATTTCCTCTTCACCGATTTCTCCGCCGGCCAGCTCTCCACGAAGCTACGCTCCCGCTTCGACCTCGAGATCTACCGCAAGGGCCTCCAGAAGTGCGACAACTTCATCCCGACCATCCCGTGCGGAGTCACCTACCGACCGGGGATACGCCGGGTCGGGGAGCCTTCGGCGAAGGCCAACATCATCCCTTGGATCATCAGCTATGACATCGTCTACCTCCTCGAGTTCACCCAGACGGGCATCCGATTCTGGAGGGAGAACGCCGACCGAGGCGTCTCTATCAGCTACTCGTCCTCGATCAGCGCGGCGGACCTGGCGAGCCTCCGGTTCGCCCAGAGCCCGAAGCGCCTCTACGTAGTCACCGGAACACGAGTTTGGGCGCCCATGGTCCTCACCTACACGGGGGTCGATGCTTTCACATGGGCCGCGGTTCCGATCATGGGGAACACCGGCAAGGTCCCCTTCCAGAGCTCGGGGAACTACCCCGCCTGCATCGCGATCCATGAAGGA